TCATCATCACCTAATGCAAATTTTGTAATATTAAGTGCTTGACCAGATGCTAACTTTTGTCTACCTTTTTTGGTAAGAATAGCATCTACAATTACTTCTGTGTTGTTTAAATATCCCATATTATGTGTCTTTTATATTCTATAAATATATAGTTTTTTTATTTTAATAAATAAGTATTAATCAACTTCCAATATTGGTTCACCACTACCTCTACCAGTCTTAGCCACTCTAAGAATGTTAGGATTAGTTGTAAATGTTTCTACCGCAGGTAATCCATCAGGAGTTGTTGTTGCGGTTTGTTGAGAACCTATAAAGTAAGATCTTTCCAATCCCGTAGATAATCCATTTGTATAACGATAATGTGTATGGAAATATCCCTTAAGTTCTGTAACATTTGTTACCCCATTTCCAACACTTACACTACCATTAAATGGTATAATAGATACAATATTTTTCTTAAAGGTAGTTGGAGTATCTTCCACAATCAATGGTTCGTTTGAATTTGTTTGCGTTAAAATATTTTTGGTTTCTGTCAATTCTACCAAAAATATGTTACTTCTTGATTGACTAACACTTCCCTCTAAATCAGTAAATCTTTTATATTGTGTAGTTCCATTTGGTGCATATAATCCAAAACCTAAATTAGCTACTGAATTTTTATCCATTCCAATTGCTTCATAGTTTCCAATACTTTCATATTCAGCTAATAACGTTTCACCCAAAGAGAATTCAATTGATGATGTATATGATGGATATTCACCTATCAAAGATTCATCAGTATTATAATCTATAAGTGTTTCGTAGGAAACCTTTTCACCTATTATTTGAGTTGCTTCATTTTCATCTATAACACCATCATAGTTTGCTATATCAAAACCCAAAGTAGCATCAATTCTATCTGCAAATTCACCTTCATAAGTAGGATAATCCGATACTAAATTTACACCTTCGGTAACAGCCACATTGGATTCAAAATCTCCTCTTACTGCTATTGGTTTATCCCAACGAGTTTTATTTCTTTCTAAATAATGTGGTTCAATTAATAAACCTTTAGATATTTTTGCTCTAGCAGGTGCCATATCAGCAAGAACATCAAAAAGAGATTTATTAATATATCTAACTAATTGAATATATTCATTTATATCTCTATCCAATCTTTCGAAATAATATTCTCTTAATCCATCTAATTTTTTGTATGAATCCTTATAATCATCTGATGGGTCACCGATATAGTTATCAATATTAAAATCACCAAATGCTCTTAGGATATCCATATTCAACTCCTTAATTGGAGAGAAAAATAATCCCAAACGATTTGAATCTATTGGAGAATTATCAAATGCTTTTTTAGTAGCTCTACTTTTATAAGATAGTGAAGCAGTATAATTAGAACCGGATGTAATTTCTTGTCCAGATAATGTGTATTGGTTTTCGAAACGAATCTTATTAGAAACATTAAATCCTAAAGATGGAACTTTTGCTGTTACAGTTCTATCATATGGAATATATTGATATGGGTAGGTTGGCGCCGAATACATATTACTTGCCGTAGCAAATCCTTCACCATATCCTTCATTTATAGCAACATTCAAAATATTTGGGAAACTAGCTCTATCTCTTGGGTATTCAAAATCTAATCTGAAATATAAGTCTGCGGTAGATGAACTATAGTTATTACCATTTATCGCATCAGGAAATAATGTATGATTATCAAATTTACTTATTTCTAATGGAACTCTCCATAAACGGAATTCATCCAATGAACCTGTAAAATATGGATTAGTTCCACCGATACGAATATTACTACCACTTTCCCATTCACCCGATGCGGTAGGTATTGTTAATTCCAAACTAGAAGTTGTAATTATTCTAATTCCATCTCCTGATTTTAAATAAACATTATATATTGAACCACTACCAGAATCGGTTTTATTAATTAATACGTTATTATAATTATCTAATTTGAATTCAAATTCAGAACTAGTAGTATAATAATTTCCAATAGCAAATCCTAAAACAGAACCTGTATTTGATGATGTTACTGCTAATGAAAAATTTGATGCAGATACTAATGTAAATGAATTTGCCGTATCAGGCTTAAACATAAATTCTATAGCTTGTGGATGTTCTGATGGAGTTCCAACTGCTTTCCAAGGAATCAAAATCGATGAAGTACTTTGTAATCTTAATGCAGCCGTTCTATCATCAAATGTAAATTCACTAACTCCACCCTTTGTTGGGTCTTGTGGCCCTCCAAATTCCATTATTGTCAACATAGATTGTGGAACACCATAACAAGCCATAATAGCTTTCATAGCTCTTCCAGTTCCTTTATGTTTTAATAGGTATGGTAGGTTATTTAAAATTCTTCTCCAAACTTGATTGTTTGCATCTTCTAATGAAGTTGAATATTTTGGATATCCTTCTTTTGATTGTCCGAATGCATACTCCCAAAGGAATTGAGAATCAAATGCTCTCTTACCTTCCCAACCAAAAGATTTTAATATATTCCAAACAAAATTTTGAGGAACTCCTTTTAATCCAGCTTCATCTAATTTTTTAAATTTAGATAAAGCGTTTATATAAACCCATATAGCATCGAAATGCTGTCCTATCATATCCAAAAATACAATAAAATCGTTATTTTCGGAATTAGTATAAATAAATTCAGGTATGTTATTTACTATATAATTTGAGTTGTATTTATCAAATTCATTTGCTACCGATAACGCTGATTCATACCAACCAATAACATCCGGATAATCAGTTGGATATAATAGATATATTGATTGTCCTAAATAAGCAGGTGTTGAATATTTTGGATATGCTAATACATTTAAATCTTTGTATAAAAATAATTCAAATCCGTCAAATCCTCTTAATATAGCGTTTAATGAATCTAATGTTTTTTCCGCATCGATTCCTTCGGTTGGATTTCTAAATACAAATTTTTCTATTTCAAATGCTAAAAATCCACCATCTTCTGCTACATCATCCGTTAGTAACAATTCCATTACTTCCGTTAAAACTACACCTTCTATAGATGTTCCTGTTAAGCTAGCTAATCTATTCTTGTATTTTTCAACCAATTGCATTTTATAATAAAAATTGCTAATTCGTTCTGTAGCAGAACCAAAATTAACAAAGTTTTCAAATGCGTAATACCATTGTGTATCATCAGAGCCACTTACATATTCTATATTAAGTTTAGATGTATCTAAATCTAATTTACTTAAATAACGATTTACTAAATCATTTGATGTTTCACTACCACTCGCTATTAAATCATCATATATTTTATAACCAATATCATTACTAGCACCTACCGAAAAATTAGGTCCTTTTAATGGACTACATAAATCAGCGGTTAATCCACTAACAGTTACTGTATCTAAAATTGGATTGGATTGTAATTTGGAAATCCAAACTTGCTGATTCGTTTGTATTGATGTTGGTAATGGTTCATATAATTTAACAATTAAAGAACCCTCACTACCAGTCCAAGTTGTAATTATTTTATTATCAGCCTCACCAAAATTTAATGTATGAGTTAAATACTTTGATGTTTCCGTATTTAATATGTTGGCATCGATTTGTTTTAAAAACCCATCTACCAATCGGTTAATTGCAACAGGTCTTGGAATATCCAATAATCCCTTTGAAAACCTTATTCTAATTAATTCATCTTTACCTATTAAAGTTTCTTTTCCACTTATATTAAATGGAACTAACTTTAATGTAATTTCAATTGCATTATCAGTTTGAGGAAATTCAATTCCATCTAATCCAATAAGTGATTGAACATTTAAAGTAGTTTTACCTGTTGCGGGTCCTTGTATATAAGAGCTTCCATTTAATTTATATATTCTTACATAATCAGTATTAATACTCTCCCATTGTATTGTAAAATCTACGTTAGTCCCAACATAATCTGCTCCTTCTATTACAGATGGATATGTTATATTTCTAATATCCGGCTCACCAACCCAAACATCATCAACTACATTTAAAGATATGTTTAATGGGTTACCATCACCAGCTGCATTTCTTGGGATTATTTGAATATTATAAACTCCAATTTTACTAAACTTATTGGTAGGGATTAATATTATAAAATCAGAATCAGTTCCTAAATCAGTATATGTAGTTATTATTTCACCAATTACAACTCTTAAACTATCAACTCTATTATTTTTTGTAAGAGCTATTGGATATGGACTATTACTATTTTTATTATATCTTCTTTCATTTTTTCCAGAAGCTTCTATAATACTAGGAAGTTGTAAATTGGGTGTAAATATTTCTACAGTTTCTGTTGAAATTGTAGTATCGTTATCCAATTTAAATGAAACCTCTAAACTTTGCAAATCATCAGATACTTCTCTTTTATCAGTTTGCCCACCACTACTTATAACCGTACTCTTAAGTCTAAAACTTTGGTTTGCAGATAATACTGTTATTTTAGTTCCTAGCTCATATTGTAAAATTTCGTTATTACTTAATATGACTGTAGTAGTATCATTTACTAATAACTTAACAGAACTATTAGCACCCGTATTTGAAAATTTTACATCAGCAATTGAAATTGGGGTTTCTATAGTATCTACAGATTCTTTAACCAATTGAAATTCAATTGTAAAGACTTTACCATCTCTGGTAGTAGAATCATATACAGAATCTTGAACGCCATTTACAAATTTTGTTACTGAAACTATATAGGGTAAAACATTTGTAAATAATTGTTGATTCATATTTACTAATCCAATTCTACCATTTATATCAAATAAGCCATCTGTATTAAATTGTAGACTTTGTGTTATAAATTCTGGATTATTAATTATATTAACTCTATATTCTTCTTTAGAGGAGTAATTGGTTTTTTCTAATTTTATAACACTAGAACCACCTTTTTCACGAAGTTGAGATAATGTAAATCTAAAATTATTTGGAGTTGAACCTTTATCATCATTTCCAAATAATATTTTGGCATCAGATATATTTGATTTAACTTCTACTAAGTATTCGTTATCGGTTAATAAAGATGGGTTTGGTAAAGCGCCAACACTAACAGTAGAACCTCCACCTGTGCTTGAACCTCCACCGCCACCGCTATTACCACCATAGTTATCGTTGGAAAGATTATTATAGAAATTAAAATTCTCTGCCATTATTTAATAATAAATAGTTTTATTGTATATTATTCATATTTCTTTCAAAAATTCTGTCTCTACCAAGACGATTGCCAGTATCGATTTCGATAAAAGTATCACCCAATCCACCACCACCGCCGGAGCTTCCACCACCCCCAGCAGGTGGTGCGGTATATATAATTTCTTCTTCTCTAATAGGAGGAACATATATTGGTTCTTCTCTTGGAGTTATAACTGTTTTAATTGGCGTTTTTATTTCTTCTTTAATTAATCTTTCTATAGTAGTTGAAATCGTATTAATATTTGGTTTTGTTATAGATTTTACTTCTAACTCAACTTGCTTTGAAGTAACAACAACATCACTTTCTGATCTTTGCAAAATATCACGAACCGGGTCAACACTACTTTCGAAAGAACTAACCATTGAGTTTGCTAACTTAATATCTTGTTGTGGTAGATAATAATTAATTATATATGTAAGTAATTGTTTACATACATTTACAATAGATTCTCTGGATAATTCGATACGAGGTTTTGTTGATTTTGGTTTTCCAAAATTAATGTCATCTATTTTAGATATTCTATTTGTAAATTCATATATAGTAGCCTGTCTAAATTTAACATATATAGTATTTAAAAAAACTTCAAAATCTTTTATTTTAAATTCTGATATTAATTCATCTACCCATAAATTCCCATACTTAGTTTTTATAAAAGATGATAATTTTGTTGCATCTATAGATTCTATAAATTCCAATGCGTATGCAATTGTATCTTCTCTAAAATCACCATCATTAATAAAGATATTAAATCTTTCTTGTAGTTCTGCATTTAATGTTACACCTTCTTTTAATGGATATAATCTTACCTCTGTACGAGATGGTGATATTTCATTTATCCACAATTTGTCGAATTCTTTTTGACTACCAGCTCTTTTATTAATTAAGGTTATTTGAGTTTTGAATATACCATTTGTATATCCAGCTTCTGATAATAATCTCTCAGCATCTATAAAATATTCATTTGGTAATTTATACTTTTGAAATAAAGTTCCATCCTGTATTAAAAAATAATCATTAATATTTTGTGTAGTTAGTGGTATATATCTAACTAACTTACCATCTGCTTGTGGAAGTTGATTATCATTAATATCATAAATAATAAATTCTATGGCATCCGATTCACTAAATCCAAAGAAAGATTGTAAATCCGATTCTTCGAAGATTTTTCTATCGCTTTGATTTATTGTATATCCTTTGTTATTAATTAATTCTTTTATATTCCTAATTGCCATTTGGATATTGTATTTTTTATTTTGTATTTACTTTTAAACTTATATAAATTATAAACTAAAAGTGAAAATTGATTTCCAACAATATGAATAGCTTTTCCAAGCTTATTATCATTTGGTAACACTCCCATCGTATAAGCCATATGTTCTGACCAAGGTTTAGTTATCAAATAGAAATATTTTGAATATTGTGGTTTTTTAGTTAATAAATCAACAACCGGTTCAGCCCATATTAAATAACCAAGTAAACCTTTTGTATTTTCTCTCATCATTAATTGACCAAACTTCTGATCGGCTTCCCATATATGTTTAGGTAAGTATCCTTGCTTATATAACAAATCACATATAATTTTCTTTTTCTTACTTCCCGCAATTGCTGCTTGTTGTGCGGCTGCTGCTTGAGATTGTGCATTATTTGTTTGAGAAACTAAATTAGTTGCCTGAGCATTTAAAGTATTGATTGTATTTGTTAAATTAACAATCTGAGTTTGTGCAGTTCCTAATTGTTCGTTTAAAACTTCTATTTGACCTTCTAATAATTCATTTCTGGCAGTAAGAGATACTCTTTGAATTGCTTCCGATGTTGCTTTTTGTATGGAGTTTTGCAATTCTATAATACTAGATTGAACCTTTGCTACCGATTGTCTATTTTGATTTTCAACCGATGCAACTACTATTTCTCTTCCATCCAATTCAACTCTAAGAGATTGAGTAACTATTTCTAATTCAGAAACTTTAGCTGTCAAATCTGAAACATCTATAGTTAGTAATCTAACTTGCTCTCGTAAATCTTCTATTTCAAATAAAGCCTCATTATATATAACTCTTAATACAGTATCAGGAAGTTCAGGTACTTCAACAGGAAGTAATTCAGTTATAATCGTATCAATGGATTTTACTAATTCACCTTCGTTATATTTTGGTTTTGTTAGTTTACCAAATAAGATACCATCATCGCCAACAGAACCGCTAAAAACATGGACACCAAATTCATTTTTGGTTTTAATTGCAAGAGAACCGCTTTGAATCAGCTCACTTACCTTTATCTCATTTTTTAATCCCGTCTGCTGCTTCATTTAATTATTTTTCTATTATACCAAATGTAATATCATCATCGTAGAATATTTCATCACCATCAGATACCATTTTAAATTCTAACTTATATACTCTATTTACTTCCCAATTTGAAAAATTAAATTCTATAAAATTTCCAGATGTATCACAACTAACTTTAGAATGTGTACTAAATGGAATTATAATATCATCTGATAGTAAATCTTTTACCTGATAATATGTTGTAATTGGTAAGTATTTAATATCATTATATGCAAATGTGTTTGTGAATGTTTTGATAGGATATTTTTCTCTACCTGTTATTCTTAATTTTTTAACACTACCAACTTTATATTCAGGATTAAGATTTTTAACTCTAACAACAACTTCATTTGAAATAACATCCAATGGTTGCAACGAACCAGTAACTATAGTTTGGTCATCCCAACTTACAATTAATTTTGGTTGATGAATTGTATATGTTTCTTTACTAAAGAATTTTAATTGACCATAATCATTTGTATCATTTTCTAATGATGATGTATATTTTAAAATAAATCCGTCATTTGGTAAACTACCACTCAACCAGCTTAGAACGATACCTTTAACATCCATATTTAAATCGGAAGTTTCATAATTAAACGATTGAGATGCGGATACAATTGTGTACCAAGTTCCACCCGTCCCATCGTTAGGATTACTATTACTACCACTTGCTAAATTTGTTGTTATCCAATCTATAGCAGATTCACCATTTCTATATGTCCAAGTTACACCCGTTGTTGATATATCATCAAAACGAGTACCGTTACCCATTTCCCAACTTTGTGAAATTGGATGTGCGAATATTGTATATTCCAATGGAATTTCATTACTTTCAGTTTCTCTCATTGCCAATCTAATATTACTTAGAGTAACATCTCCACTTACAATAGATTGAGATAAAGCATTTAAATCAAATTTAATCAATGCTCTAGAAATATCTTTTATATTTCCATAATAAACTTTACTAACTTCCAATATCTGGTCTAACCCAGTATTTTGGTTTGGTTGTTGTAAATACACCGATGCATCTTTTGATGCTGTAATAAAATAGTATGCCATTATCTTGCTCTTCCTTTTATATCTGAGTTAGGAAATTTCACTTCAAAAACACAAGGGTCTAAAGATGGATAAACTATCTTATCTTTAGTTGCCGCCGTTATATTGTATGAGTTTGGTGAGTATTGTCCTTTACATTTATTTGTAATTTCTAATTTTGGAACAGATGAAACACCTTCTACATTAGCTATAGTTAATTCAATTTCACTAAGATTTATTGTTTGATTGAAAGACCACTTATCTATTAAGAAAAAGTTTTTTAAATCATTTATACATTGAGTAAGAACTTCTGATTTATTATAACTATCCAAAACAGTTATTTCAAAATTAACACCTATGTTTACAATAAATCCATCTATGATATTAACGCCATCGGTCAATATCTTATATTCGTTTAGATATGTTTTTAAGTTTTGTTTAACAGCTTTGTTTAATTGTGTTAAATGACCGAATCTATCATACCCTAATAAATATAAATTAATAGCAAATGGATTATTAATTTCATTTACATTATCAGTTTTACCTACTAAAAAGTTTTTTATTTCTTCTTTAACTTGAGTTGATGATGGTTCTTCATTATCCGCTTTTTCAACAAAAGTCATAACTAAATCTGTGAATTGTTGTAATGCGTTTGGCGATGCTAATATAGAAGATGGGGAGTTATTATCCAATTGCCCATCTGCACTAGCATATGCTTTTGCAATACCCCCATATCTAGCTGGCATTGATAATACTCTAATTTGATAATCTTTAGCGGTTACTGCTCTATTTTGTGCTCCAAAATTTGCTAATGAGTTTTGTCTAATTTCTTCTAACGTTTCAGCACCCTTACCACCTATAGCAGGAACTTCATTATCTACTGCTAATGAATTTTTACTCTGCTGATATATTCCTCTTTGAATTGTTGTGAATTTAAGTAAATCCTCATCATATTCAATTCCTGTTATTTGTGTTATATCACCAACACTCGTATTACTAGCCACACCACCCCCAGTCAAATATTTCACAGTAACTTCTCCAGTTGGTGATGTTCCGTATGTTTTTGTTTTTAAGAAGTTTGTTGGGTCAAATGATTCTTCTAATCTACTAATAGAGTTCGGTAATCCTAATCCAACATTTTTAAGATTTGGAATTAATTGCTCATCGTTTGCAGATGGGTCACCAGCACCAAATTGAATAGTTGTTGTATTATCATCATTTACTTTAACTACAAATCTTCTAGGAGTTTTTAATGTTTTTAAAATGTATGGGACAGTATCTCTAAATTGAAATAATTCAGGATCATTTGATAATGTATTTTTTTCTTCAATAAAAACCATTTCCTGTCCTAAATAAGGAACTTCATAATATTTGTTGCCGTTATCATCTCTTACATCTACTATTTGTATTACATTATTTTCTGAAAGTTCTATGGTTCTAAATGGTTCATATGATTCAAATGTTACTTTCTTTTCTGATAGTGTGGATGCTATTGCATTTACTAATTTCTTTATTAAATAAAAAGAAGGTTCACCACTATCAGCATCTCTTTGATAAACAATTATTTCTCTATTATACTCATCTGCAAAATCAACCATTTCAGTAGTTCTAAACTGAATTGATGTACTTTGCGCTTCAACTACCATACCTTCTTTTATTCTTAAATAATATCTTTCATCAGGTCTATTGTTTATACCATCACCAATGTTTGGAACTAAATGATATAATGATAATGTAGTTATAGCAGGAGATGTAGCTTTTGGTTTATATCCCAAATATTGAGATAACGCCATAACACTTTTAGAATCTTCTGCATATGGCATTAGGGATTCTTTAAATGTATCATCAACATAGTATGAAAGAACATCACCTATATATGATGCCATTTCTATGAACATCATACCTGGAGATGTCTCATTAAAATCGTTGTAAGTTTTAGGAAAATATGTTTTAGTAAATTCAATCAAATTACCTCTAAATCCCTCAAAATCGGTATTTAGGTATTTGATATCTTTACCTTTATTTTTAAAATTTTTACTTACTGTGTTATTAGTTGCCATTTATTTATATTGTAAAAGTTACCTGATTCAAACTAACAGAATCTCCAATTCTGAAATTTATAGATATATTAACTTGGTTTTTATCTTTTAAAAGATCAGTTTGTTCTATATCTATCGTATCAACACTAACATATGGTAACCATTGTGCTAATGTAGATGTTACCACTTCTTCTATTTTAACTGAAAGTTCATCATCATTGAAATCAAAAACCAACTCATGTAACCCACTACCTAAAAATGGTTGCATTACCCTTTCTTTCCTTTTTGTTAATAATAAAGATTTTACATTTGTTCTTACTTGCTCAAATGTTTTAAATGATTGATTAAAGGCAATACTACCTATTTGTAACGGCAATGTAATACCTATAGCGGTATCTTCAAATTGCTTTAAGTCGGTTACTGGTTTACTACCTAATATTACAGCCATTATTTCTTATTAAATCTTTTTACTAATTCTGAGTAATCTCTGTTTAATGCTTTATCCAAAGCTTCATTGCCGGTTTGAACTCCCAATCCGCTTGGTTGAGCGCCACCACCTAAATCACCATAACCCATTTTAGATGCCATTTCTGCTCTCAATCCGGCTAAGCCAGCACCTGCAATATTTGGGTTATTCAAATTCACAGTCTTATCCATAGAACTCATTCTAGTTTCATTTAAGATTTGGTTTAATACCGCATCTTTTACATATTGAACTTCTTCTACCTTTTGAGTGGGTTTTTTAGATGTATCTTCACCTAAAATCGCTTTTGCCATAGATAACCCAGTACTTTCCTTTTTCGGTTGTAGGGGTTTAACCTGTTCTGTTAAAATCCTTTTTACTTCAGCTTTTACACTTTCTTTAATTAGAGTAGGTAATTGTTCCTTTAACTCTTCTTTTATAAGAATTTGTATGGCTTTTAATAATTTACTACTATCCATTGTATTATGTTTCTTTGTTGTTAATATAAATATTTGATTTGTTTATTTTTAAGATTATATTTAATTTTGTATCATATTGCTATTTTGGTAATCTAAACATCATAGCCTCTTGCAGTCTTCGTTTAACTAAACCTGGATATACTATTCCACTTTCAGCACCCCTCGTTGGTCCATTTTCTATACCTATTGCTGCTGCTTCATAATCTTTATTTCTCATAGCTTCTGCAATATTTGGGTGATATGTAAAACTACCACAATTATATACAAAACATATACAAGCTGCTTTTTGTCCATTTTTTAATGCATCCCAATCAGCAGGTCTAATTTTAATATCCTTTCCTCCCTTATTTAAAGATGGTTTATTACTTACTACTTTATCCTTAAACGTATTTTGTACCTGATATTCTAATACTATTATAGCATTTTCTTGAGTTGTAGTATCTCCATATTTAACAGTTCTTGTTACTAATTTACCACCTGTATTTGATACAAATAGTTGACTAGTTCCATATCCCAAACGAGGGTTACCTTCATCATTTGAAGCTTTAGGAGTAAAACTTTCCTTTTTTATCATATAAGCCATAGCGATTGCAACCCAATCATCATCAGGATTTATAAAACTTATATCAGGAGTGGTGGTAGTAGATGTTGTATTTGTAGATTTACCATTGACCTTTTTTACTTTACTTAAAGTTTTAACCGCTGGGCCGAAACCACCAGCATCCGGATCTTGCCTTACACCTTCTACCTCTCCACGAGTATCGTTGTGAACTTTATTAACTTCCGGATCGGTTTCTAATTCAACTTCGTATGTGTTGTTACCAATAGTAACTTTAACTATTGGGTCCTCTACCATTGGAATTTCTACACTTGGAGTGGCCGGAGTTACAGAATAACCAGTCCATAGAACTACACCGGGTGCAGGAGTTGATAATGGTGGATATAAAGATACCGTGTTAGCCATACCACTAACCGTAGTCAAATGAATCGTTGCATATCGTATAAATTCATCTACAATTAATCCCGTATTTTTTGTTGGTTGTATTGCTGACATTACTTTTAATCTTTGTAGTGTAATTTAATACCTGACCTGTATTTACTTGGTGGGTCTCTATCGGTATAATTTAAATAGCCTTCCCACATTGTTAATAATTGTTTTCTTTGGTCTCCAACTCTTTTACAACTGATGTGAAACCATATAGTATTACCATGCTCAAATATGAATTGGTCAAATGGTAAATTAGCTATTACCCATTTAGATGCTTCTAAGTATTCGCTGTTTGTGAATCCTGGAAATTGAATATCAACCGCTTCGCCCTTTTCATGTTGCGATATTCCACCGGGAACAGAAGGTGTTCCTCTAAATCCGGAGTTTACTCTTGTTTTTGGGAATTGTGTTCTAAGTGGTTCTAATATATTAATTGCTACATTTTGTAGATTGCATACTATATCGGATTCACTCAACCCATATTGTTCTTTTATTTTATGTGCGTAAAGAGCTCTAATAGATAAATCTCCCAATGTATAATTAGGTGAAATTTTTGCATCATAATCTACACCTGCTCCACATTTTATGGCTTCAGTTTTCACTTCATTATTAGGTGGGGGGGTTGGATCTGGTTCAGGGTTTTCTATTATTTCAAATCCCGGTGCATCCGGAGGTAAGTCTTCCAGAAGTTTAGATAATTGAGGTCCTGGCTCATCACCACCATCAGCAACTATTTCTTTTCCTGTTAATTCAACAACTGCTTTAGCACCTTCAACAGTATTATTATCATCAGGTATTTCTTTCAACAAATCTTCAGTTGAAACTACAGGAGGTGGTTTGGGGATAGCCGGTATAGATATTGCAGGTGTCCAAGTTCCAGGCGTTGTTACAATATTAGAAGTAACACCAATATTACTAATTGCTCCAGGTGATGGGATAATTGGAAATGGGAATTCGTTTAATATTGCACCTTGCCAATATGCCAATACACCCTTACCCATTTCACCAACTAAATCATATGGATTAGTTGTTGTTAATCCTTTTTGTAAAGCCGCTTTAAACAGCAGCTCCATTATTTCAACATTACCTTTCTTAACAGCAACTCTATTAATAGTATCACCACCTCTTTTTATTGCAGCATCATATTCAGTTGCATACAATTTAGCTACCGTATCTATATCTTTTATGGATTCAGGACTATTAGCTTTTGCTAAAATATTATTTTTAAAAATTTCCCAAGACATACGATTTATATTTTAGGAATGTTTGATGCCGCATTTGTAACTGTTTGTGTAGTGGATGATACTGTTGAAGTAATTCCACCAACTGCTCCCATTACTCCGGAAGTAATCCCACCAGCTGCACCAGTTACGCCTGATGTTATTCCTCCAACTGCGCCCTTTACTCCTGCCGTTGCTCCAGCTATAGCCCCAGCCACATTTGGGACTTTTGGTAATTCTATAGTTGGTATAGATGGGATAGATGGGACTTTAGGTATATTAGGAAGTTTACTTTTCTTAAACTTTTTTATTCTATCTTCAGGTAACTTTTTTGGTTTGAACTTTGGAACTTTTGGAAGTTTAGGAAATTTAAATCCTTTTATAGCTGCTAAAGCACCCGTAACCGCACCTGCCGCTCCTGCAGCTGCTGCTTTAGCAGCTTCGGCCGCTGCTTTAGCTTTATCAGCTGCCTCTTTTGCAGCTGCCTTAGCTTTATCCGCTACAGCTTGTGCAGCAGCTTTAGCTTTATCAGCTTGTTCTTTAGCTAATGCTTGAGCTTGTGCTGAACCTTGTTGAATTTGTTGGTTAGCTTGGGTTGCCACTTCTTTTGAAACTATATCTGCCATTATGCGGTTTGATTTAATTTACTTAGTATATTATTTAATTTTGATTTTATTGCACCAAAATCAGATAAGTTTTCTGGTCCAACTTTCGTTGGTCCTGATGGTGTTAAATATTGTTGTAAGGTTATAGCATCTATTAATTCAGCTAAAATGTTCACTAATTGTTGTCCCTTAACCAATGGCTCTAATGGTGCAGTGTTACCTAAGAATATTGAACCATTTCCAGTAAACATTACTATATCTCTATCGTTTGTTACAATATTTATGTTATCATTAACACTAACATCAATTCCCAATTTATTATCAATTGATAATCCACCATCAGAAATAAATCCATAGTTCTTCTTTGAATAAAATAGCATTTCTGCATTTTTTGCCGAAATGATTACTCTTCCTGAATTTATAAGTATTTGGTCTCCAATTAGTTTTGATGGATAATCCCCAAACGATTGTGGCTTTGTTACAAAATCCGATTTACCATTATCACCAACCGTACCTGGCTGAAATGGTAATTGATATTGGTCTGAACCAAATACTATTACACTACCATCTCTATTAATATCTTCTTCTACAACTTTATTTTGACCTAATTTTCTGTTTAATGAACTTTCGTTATTTCGTATTGTTAAAGTTGGTGAAAATTGATTTTTATCATTATTGAAACCTGAAAATCTTATTGATTGGCCAAATCTGGATTCTATAGTAGTATCACCTTCATATAACTTTAATTTATGAATTCCTAATTGTGGTTCGTAATATTTACCATAACCAATTGTTTCAGATTCATTTGCAGAACTTTTGGTTATTCCAGTTGTTTCTACTTCTTTGTAATCAGTTGATGTATTTTCTTTTTGTGGCTGAGGTATGGCCGTATCACTTATGCTTGATTTTGCGTTTGTAAAAGATGGATTGAAATCTAGTCCTATTCTTCTATATCCATAAAATCCAGGTGAAAATTCATATATTTCAACTAATTCATTTTTAATCGGTAAATTTTTAAAACCTTTTTCAATAGGATGTGCAATAGGTAATTTTTCTTCAGGAGTGGTTATGTCATCCATTGTCCTATATTTTATAGAACCAATCAATGATGCTTCAGCTCCTTTATCTTTTACATGCGGATGTTGATCATCTAATATTATATCATAAACATATGCAGTTTTTTTAGTCTGAGCAGATGCATTTCTACCTGATAATGAATTTGAATTACCAACTCTTCCAGAAAATAATCCCATATTATTTAAGTTTCTTTTTTATTTCTTCCAATTCAACGCCCAATTCATCAATTTTTTCAACTTCATGTTTGGTATCTTCCAAATCATTTAATAGTTGAGCTTTTTCATCTTCAGTAAGAAATCCATCCTGTCCTTCGGTTTTCTTATCAGCCGTTATGATTTTTTGTGCAATACTAGCCAACTTTACCAATTGGTCATCGTTTTTAATAGATGAGTCTATAAGGTCTTTTATGATAGGACCTAACATCCCAACATCACCTTTGTGTTGAATCATCTTTTTTATCTCAGCAATAAGGCCGGATATTCTTTCTTTTTTACTTGTTTGATTATCGTAGATATCTTTAAATAACCCGCTTAGATTTTTACCAGGAAATATCTCAAATTCTGTACTCATAGCTTTTTGTATATTAGTTCAAACTATAAATATATAAAAAGAAAAAACCTCACTTTGGATGAGGTTTATGATTTTTTCCTGTAGATTCCTTTCTTTTGTTGTTCTCTTACAGTCTTTCTAGCTATTCGTTTACGATTCTTAGCTATTGATTCTCTCTTTGTCATATTAAACTTCTTTTATTTCAATTTTTATTTTAGGTTGATATCCATTTGGAAGGTCTTGCTTAATACCTTCAAATTTTTCTACTTTATCTTTAAGATAATGTAATGAAAATATCTTATCGGTTAAATTCATAATTGTTTGTGATGATGTAAACATCTTGTCGGTATCTCTTCTCATATTCAATTGAGAATCAGCATTATAGAACTGCTTTCTCATCAAAGGTGCAATCTGATTCCAATCGGTAACCTTATCTATTGTTTTCTCTGCTGATATTTTTCTTATAGTAGAACTTTTATAATCAATTCCACTAGTGTATCCCGCATCACTAAATACATGTCCGTGATTTGTTCTAACAACTGGGTTTTCTATGTTTTGTAAAGTAAGATGCGGATTATGTTTTGAAGTTTGCTCAACAGAAATCATATATTTTGGAGATGATACAAATGTATGTCCTTTTACTCCATTATTACTACCATTTTTACCAACAACAGTTCTAACTGCATCTTTTAATGTCTTTTGTGATAAAACTTCTCTAATCCTAGCACCATCCTTTGATGGCTTACCCTTCTTCTTAACAATCTTCTTTTCCGCCTCATCATGCCCAACCATAAGAGCTGAGTTAACTAACCCTATCCCAAACTCATTCATACCCTCACTCCAGTCAGTTGTAACATCATGTAGGTAAACTACCTCAACTCCATTTAAAAGAGTATGTACCACCTCTAAAACGGGTTTATAAGCCCTGTCTCTATTCTTTGCAAGGACAAACTTATCGTTTACTTCCTTTGATACAATGATACACTCTAAAAGTTTCAATTTATTTTCTATTTTACTACAATAAATATAACAAATCTTGCAATATGATTATTTTTAAATAAAAAAAGGGAGAAATCAATTCTCCCTAAAAAATTTACTAAAAATAGCTTAAAAAATAGAATAATTAACCCTCTTCTTCAGCATCCAATTTAGCCTTATCATGCTCTGCCTTTCTATTGATATACTTGTCAACCGATGCTATACCAAACGAACCCAATGTGATTACCAAAAATCCGTTAAAGATATATTCGTTAATTAATAACTCTTTACCCATCCAACCTGTAATAAGGTCTACAAATAAAGCGATTACCATCATACCAAAAGATGCGAAACCTACAACTGATTTTTCATTAATGTCGTTGTTATCACTAAATAGTTCTTTCCAAAATCCCATAGTTTTTAATTTTAAATGTTAATTTAACTATGTAACCTATTATTGATGAAAACGTTATTGTAAGTTTACTAACTTATATTTTGTGGAATATAGCAACTTAGCTATATTATCTAATTCATTTTGAATCCAACTATCTTTTAATTTTTCGGACTTTCTTTCTGATTCTAAAAACTTAGAAAGTTTGTCAAAGTAACTAATGATGTTTTCAATTGAACAATCATTATCAATTCCATTTACAGGTTTAATTTTGATTAAACCATATTTTCCCTGATAAGCTTCTGTTAATCCATCTACCAAACCTATGATGGTATCATAGTATGTATTTAGAGCTCCATGAGCTGCTAACGAACCTGTCCCCTTTACACCCAAATGAAATGTGTGAGCCTGTGTTCTACTGTGAAAAAACATCGATGCTATATTCTCCATAATTCTTTTATTCTATAATAAATATGAATATTTGGAAAAAAGGATTATTTTAGGGATTTAATTCTTAAGTAATTGATGTAATCAGTAACCAAAAAATGGTTGAGTTTTGATAAAAAATCTATTATGTAACGTCTGTTGCAATCACCCTCCAACCAATTTAAGTAGATATTTTTATTAGTGGTATCCGATTCATCTTTACCATATATCTTCATATCATTGATATCATCAATATCTATTACCTTAAACTTTCCTTTATATTTCGTTAAAAAGTAAGAAATGAAAGTATTCCAATTTGATGTATGCTCATCAGTAAGAACAATATGATGGCTTGTTTTTGAGAAGTAATTTATAATTTTATTAGCTTCATCTACACTAAAATACTTAAGTCCAAATGGTTCACCGGTAGATTCGGTTTTATTTAAATATGATAATATTATATCATATATTTCTTTATTATCAGAAATATCTTCAGCGATTAACATAGAATCTATTAATTCTGTAAATCCGCTTAGTAACCTAATTGTTGGGTCTCTAGTAGCAATAACCAAATTCCATTTATCCGAAAATGATTCTGATGTTATATCGGTGATATCTTTTATATCAAGAAGTTTTAAAAACTCCTTAGTGGTTATAATAGAATTGCTTTCAAAATACTCAAGTATATAATCATAAAATTCTATACCATTAGCAACTTCTTCATCTGAGCAGTTGAATTTATTCTTTACTCTAAATTCAATATATGTTGTTGTATCTTCTAAATGTTCAAAAAATCTACTTGCTACTTTTTTAGTTGTTATATGTAGATTGTTATTGGTTATACTAAAACAAAGTATTGGCAATCCTATAGAAGCTTGCTGCTTTAAATTATCTGAAATAAATTCTAGATTCATAAACAAAGTCTATTATTCATCATCATCATCACTATCATAACTATATGGTTCTGACCAGAACTCATTAGAGCTATCTGTAATCATTCCATATTCTAAATAATCATTAAGTAGTTTTATTTGATGCTTCTTCATTTCATTCACTACCTTTGTAATATAGTGAGTTTTGCAATCTGTCATTTCTCTGATTAGAAGATATAGATGTTTCTTATTAAAATTTTCTATGTATTGACTTCTTCTAAATAATTCCAATACTGCATCAGCAATTTGTATATCTCTTTTTTTAGAAAAAATTCTTGTTAAATTTTTATCCCAAAATTTTAACATTAAATGTTTGAATTCAACATATTCATCGCCCAATTGAGTTTCATTAAAATCATTTGGTGGATTCCAACTTTCAGGCATTTCAGAAAGTAATGCTGTTTTTTTGAAACGTTTGTAGTTTCCGTTGTTCTTTAAGATTAAATGGTTCTTTGCTACAATAGAAAAATAGGAAAATGCTTTACCCCTGCCTTCTTTAAACATATGTATCTTTTCAATAAGAGTAGATACTACTTCCATCTGAACATCAATCTTTGGGACATCAAAGTAAGAAAACTTAAATGTATTAAGAATGTTCTCTGCTAATTTTTCAAATGGATATTGAATTTCTTCTTTATATATTTTATTTCTTACAACAGGGTCTTTAGTAATATTATATAGTATGATAGCCTTTTCGGTATCTAATGTAAAATATACTTTATTTTTTCTTTTTCTAGGCATCTTGTTCTATATCTTGTTCTATATTGTTATATACTTCTATGATAGTTTTTAATTGTGTAAATACAGAACCAACTTCATCATCTGATTCAAATGAACCCTTCAAATCGATTTCTCTCATTTGGGATAACATGAACTCTAAAGCTTCTTTAGTTTCTTCATCTTTTAATTCATATACGTTTACCAAATCTTCAAGTTCTTCAATTCTTTCTATTAAGCTGAATCCTCTGAAAAATAAGATACTTGAAATAATTAAAAGTATTACGGATATTGTTATTAGTATAATCATATTATTTAATTTTAAGCTTCTCCAATGGTATTACCATGCCAATTGCTCATTTTGTAGTTTTGTTCTTCTTTAATTTGTGAGTTCAAAATTTCTAATTCTTTATTTAGTTTTTTTACTCTATCCGATAACAATTTTTCAAATTCATCTCTTTCGATAATATGGTTTTTATCCATAACATCTACAATCAATTCTTGTATTATTTGTATCGCTATTATTTGTTTTTGTAATTCTTCTAGCATTAGATATATTCTTTAGAACCTGTAAAACAGGCGTTTATTATATTTACGAACTCTTCAACATCAGCTTTTTTATCACCATCCCAATCATTACCAAATGTTTTTTTAATTGATTCTGGATGATATCCCATAGCAGATGCTAATCTTCTACATATGGTTTTAAACTCATTTATATCTAAATCTTCAGGTATTGTGAATTCTATATTTTTAGCTTCTCTATGAAATTGTTCATCTGAAGTATATTTTAGTTTTGCCATAATATTAGATTGTATTCCAACCCATTTGTAAATATGAATCGATTTTTTTATTTTTCACAAATTCCATTTCACCATTTGGTCCCTGCAACATAACTCTTTCATTCCTACCCAATTCTTTATTTTTAATTATAGTTTCTGAGTATTGTCTGATTGGGTCTGTAATATCGATACCATTAATTGCATCTATTGCTCTTTGAACTAATACTGATTCTAATAATCCAACATCCATAAAAAATTCATCTGCATCTTTCCACTCTTCTTTCTCTGCTTTAAATTCAACCTTACCCAAATTATCAGTATTCACAATAACCCAAGGAACTCTAATTGTTTTACGAACTTTATTTTTATTAGTATCCTTTTCAAAATAAACTAATGGCTTCTCTGAGAATTGAGAGATAGTTGGATTAACCAACGTAAGTTCATCTTCAATTTCTTTTAAACGAATAGTAACTATTCTTTTATCCATACCAACATCGGATGCATTAAATACAATGCCTGTTAGTTTTGAAACCTTTTCTTTATATTCAGCTATGTCAGCTGCGGTTATTTCTGATTGATTTATTTTTTTTACTATCATTTATATTGAGTTTATAATTATACAAATATACAACTATTTTTGTATAATTCCAAATTATTCATTACTTTTTTTAGAATTTATATATTCTTCTATTTTCTTTGTTAAATAATCGATTGAACCTTCTGGTCCTTGAAATCCCATATACTTCATATAGATTCCTATCCTATTTGGATCTTCTTCTAATTGTATTTTTAATTCATCTAATTCTGGCAGATGTGCAGTTATATATGTCATTCTAAATCCTTTGGTTCGTTTTTATAAATTCGATAACTATCACTATCAAAGTGTTCGGTAGATACTTCCATTACTATTGAATTTGGCGATAGTGCCATTAATTGATGTGGTAATCCCTTCTCAATATAAACCACATCTCCAATTTCCAATTGAGTTACACATCTCTCACCATTTTCTGTATCAATCCAATCAAATTGAAATGCTCCATTTTGTATATACCATGTTTCGTTCTTAATCATATGGTAGTGCATTGAAAACTTATTTCCAACTTCTGTGAATACAAGTAATTTACCGCAATACTGATTATCATTGTGAACCCAAAGTTCATAACCCCATTTTTTATTTACCCTCTTTGGTTGTTTGATTTTTACATCGAAGCTTGCCATATTATAAATTTATAAAATATTTTGAATTTTTAAGTTGTGTATATTCTTTGTATTCTGATGATAAAAAGTAATGTAATGATTGTGAAACAGTATCATCATTATTTAGTTTAGAAATTATATGATTATATAATTTTTTATTAGATACCACATGTCCCTTTGTTTTATCAAATGCAGTTTTGTAATTTACATCATCACTCCAAGTATTAAATAAATTATATGCTGATTCTTTTTTACAATCAGATAAATCTATAATTTTTACTTTACTTTTATCGGATATACTAGCTATTAGTTCTTTATAGTTTCCTAAGTAATTCTGAGTATGTGCATCATAAAAATATAAATGTGGTCTGTATTTTATAATATATAATATTATTTTAATAAGAATATTCATATCTACATTTGATATATTTTCCTCACTAAACTCATCTTCTGCATTGAAATAGTGATTGAAATTATTATATATACTATCAATTTCTAAATCGGTTATATCACTTAATAATTTGATTCTATCTCTTTCATCAGGTTGTGTTATTAATTCGGATACATATGGTGCTGCTATTTGAGTTATGCCAGATAGAAATCTACTCATTGGGTCTCTTATAACAAAATACATATCCTTTGGATTATTTAACATAAATTCGTTTATATCAGCCACTCCGTTTTTCTCAAAGAATGTATCATAGTTGTAGCAACTATTTTCATGTTCTTTTATAAAATTAATAGAGGTACTAAAATTACCAAATAATGTATTCAATTCTAATCTATTATCAAGTACTCTATCATATGATAAATTAATTTGATATTGATTATAAACTTCATTTAATTGTTTTGGATAGTTTGAAAGGAATAGAAAAAATCTAGTTCCAACTTTTTGAAAACATACAACAACTGCTTTATCAAAAATATTAATTGTTGGTTCAAACATATAATTTGAACTTTGCGCAATATGAGTTTGTAAATTCCAATTTAATTCTATCATATTAGTTACTTAATGGTGCTTTAATTGATGGGTGTGATTGGTAATTTTCTAAAATTGTATCATTTATAGAACTACAATAAATTCCATCTCTAACATGTACTGTTGGTAATTCCATTGGTTCTCTTTGTATTTGTTCTTTAGCTTGCTCAATGTGATTTAAATACAAATGAACATCGCCTAAATTACCAATCAATTCATCTGCAATCATATCCATTTCATCAGCTATCATTTCTAATAACAAACCATAAGAAGCTATATTAAATGGTAATCCTAAAAATGTATCTACACTTCGTTGATTCCACATTAAAGAGATTGCTCTATATTTTCCTGGATTAACTATCTTTTCCTCTCTAGTAGTTTTTCTTGTATAAAGTTGAAATCCATAATGACAAGGTGGTAAAACCATCTTATCCAATTCACCTACATTCCAAGCAGATACCATCAATCTTCTACTATCAGGATTTGTT